CTACAACCCTTGCTCGGTCCAGCAACAACTTCAAAGGAAACCTTGAACATATCATTTCCACCCTGAGATGTAGTTTCCTCAACCTTGGCAATTTTTGCCTTGTGCTTTCCCTCAGCTGGCTTATTGAATGCTTCTACTCCTGTGAAATCTACCTTGTGTTTTCTTGTTTTTGCCATGGTTTATTCCTCCTATTCCATGAGTTCCTTTAACTTATTGAAGGATGGATTTATCATCCTTTTTGGTATCTTCTTTGACTTTACAGATTGGAATTTTGTCCAATAGTATGGGTTTGGACCTATATCAACAGCGTGTTTTGTGACGGTAACAGTTTCTCCGTTCTTTTCTGTTTCCCTTTCAACTACGATGGTGTGAAGTCCATAGTTGACCATTCCTTCAAGGTATGTTCGAGCACCTTTGCTAACAGCAATTCTCACATCAGGCAACAGCTCATCTTCCATACCTTCAATACTGTCAACTACCTCGTGACCAGATATAATAACCCACTTCTTTTTTGAGAGACGGTGGAGTTTTCTGATAATCTCTTCTGTATCTGTCAACAGGTCTCCCCAAGATTGTTGAGTCATCTTCTTCTTTTTTGATGTTATGTTCTCATTCTTCCACTCATTAACTATCAAGGAGAACGTGTCCAAGAACACGGTCTTGTACTTCTTATCAGACTCAAGCTCGGTAATGAGGGTCTTGATTTCTGAGACCTTGGAAATCTCCACAGCGTCAATTCCTTCAACATCCTTTATCACACTGCTCCCATCGTCTCCAATCTTAACATAGAGCATAGGCTTGGGAAATGTCGCTCCAAGGGTTGTTTTCCCAGAACCGGACTTTCCATACAAAGCAACCATCTTCCCCTGAGAAAATTCCTTTATACTTGTTACATCTTCAAGCATCTATTCACCTCCTTTCTGTATAGTCTCTTTCCTTGACGTATTCAACATTCCCTCCGGTCAGCTCTGAATAGCAGATGTCCTTATACTCACACCAAGAGCAGTTTGGGCCAGTGTGTCGGGTCTTATTTTTCTCACCGTTTTTCACAATTTCTACTGCAGTATACTTGAAACCTGAGTATATTTCATCAACCATTTGAGGTATGTACTCTTCTTTATAACGGAAGTAGAAATTGTGTATATTTCCACCATACAGGTCTTTTCCTTTTCTTACTGTGTCAGGGTCTGTTACCCCTCTTCTTTTGCAAGCTCTTTCCCAAGAAAATGCTGTTATGTTGTTGTTACTTGCTTCGCTGAATCTGTTAGACTTCTCCAACCAAACAGGCTCTTGTGCGGGTGATGACTTTATGTAGTCCCACATTACCTCTTGAGGTAAAGTTCCTGTTAAAAGCTGGACTGCCTTGGCATACAAACACTTTTGCGTGTTCATAACAATAGTCACCATATCCGGTTTTCTATTGAATGTTTTGTGTTCACCAATAGTCAGCCCAGTCTCAGTCTCATATAATTCATCTATGACCCCATTAAAAGCCACAACCTCACCGTGGTACTTTCCAATCGGTATCTCAAACTTGGTCTCCGTTTGGTCTGGAATTGGTGTTCCTTTGTAGACCTTCATGTAGTCAGTGAATATTTCCTTGAGGTCTTGAAGATAATCGTCTCCCAAATCCATCTGGCTCGCAGGGTCCAAATCATAATAGGCTTCTTTTATTGTTTTGAATGCGGACTTCACTGCTTTCTTGCTTTTCCTCAGCTCAAGAAGCTTGTGGAAGTCAGAACCAAAACTCAGTGGTCTGCTTTTGCCTTTCTTTATGATTTTTTCAACATATCTCAAGTAGTGTGCGTATGGACAACTGAGGTATGTTTGAACCCTGCTATGGCTGATGGTTATCATTTAGTCCAGCTCTTCAAAGTCATCATCTTCATCGTCGAATTCTTCCTCTTCGACATCTTCCGGCTCAGCCTGTTTCTTGGACTTTTTTGCAGGCTTCTTGTCTTCCTTCTGGGTCTTCTTACCACGATGCGGCTGAACATAGCTGCCGTCATCTTCCATTACAGAATTGGCATACCGTTCCTTGCCCTCTTCGACATTGGTCTGCTTGCCGTCCTTCTTGGAGAAAATCATCAGGCTTCCATCCTTCTTCTCCACTGTGATATTCTTTTCTGTAGCCTTTGTTACTTTGAATGTTCCCAGCTTGATTCCTGTGAACCCATTGACAATAACGGAATCTCCCTTTTTAATACTTTTCAGACTCATTTTTTACTCCTTTCAAGTCTTAGATTTATCTTACAGTAGAATCATAGCTCACTTTTCATATAAAGTAAAGCAAGGATTCTTTGTAAACTTTTGTAAAATATAACAATCAATCTATTGCTTTCTCAAATATTCTTTGAAATTCGCAGTAATTCATTATTTACTCCCCCAAGGTCCAATACCAACATCGGCTTCAAGAGAAACCTTCAGTTTTACACCAAAGTCATCTAAAATCTTGGGGTGAGCCATTATGGATTTTATCTCATCTACAATCCAATCTTCATCCTCTGCATTGAATTCTCCAAGGATTGAATCATGTACTGTACCGCAGATTTTAAGACCGTATTTTGACAATTTTTTGTGTACCTCTACAGCAGCAGATAGCAGAATATCAGAGCCTGTTCCCTGAACCGGAGTATTCACTGCCCTGCGTGCCGCTTCCAAATGTTCAAACTTATTTGGGCTGTAAATCTTGGGGAGCTTTCTGAACCGACCAAATAAAGTAGGTACTCCCCCAAGCATCTCACAAAGTTCTTCCTGTTCTTTATGCCAAGGCAACAGCCGACTGTACTTGAGAAAGAACGCATCACGATATGCTTCAGCTTCAGGTTTGCTAAATGTCTGACCATAGGAATCATATGCATAGTCAACGAATTTTCTTGCCGACATACCATACAAGAAACCAAAATTTACAGCCTTGGCTTTTGACCTTTCTTCCTTGGTGGGCTCACGTCCTCCGGTCATAAGTGAGGCGGTCATTGTATGTATATCTCCACCCTCGTTATATATCCTCAGCATGGTCGGGTCATTGCTGTAATGTGCGGCAATTCTCAACTCCAGCTGTGAATAGTCTGCCTCAAAAAATAATCGTCCTTCTGGTGCGGTGAACAACGACCGTATGTCTTTGTTGCGAGGAACTTGCTGCAGGTTAGGGTCAGTGCAAGAAGTTCTCCCAGAGACTACATTAGTCAGATTGAAGCTGGGGTGAATTCTACCGTCATAGCTTGCATCGTCTTCCCAACGGTTCAAAAACATCTTGTTTAGGGTATTGACCGCAGAATAATCCAGAATCAGCTGAGGCAGCTCGTGGCCTTGTCCTGCCAGACGCTTCATAACAGACGCATCAGCTGAAGGTTGGTGCTTGGGTGTAAGTTTTATCACAGGAAGGTTTTCTTTGTCCTTAGAGAACAAAACATCCTGCTTCTGCTGCGGACTATTCCAGTTGATATCATATCGGTCTTTCAAGGCTTGCAGGGAATCCTGCTCTTTTTGCTTGTATTCACCCTTTACTCTATGGAACTGGTCCAAGTCTATGTATATTCCATTTCTTTCTACGTCTCTATACATGCGAAAAGCCTTGATGAGAAGTTTGCGGTATAGGTGCTCTTGTTGCTCATTCAAATGAACGCAGAAATACTCAAACAGACCCCAAGTGTATTTCAAGTCGTATTTCAGGTATGGAACAACGGTGTCATAATCTCCAGAAAGCTTATCTTTTTTCTTGATGTCCCAGTCTTCAACATGAAGATATTTATTTGCCATGTATTTCAAACCGTGCTTGTCTGCGAGGTCATATACAGTCCCCATAAGCATGATATCTTCATGTATAGGCAGCTTTATCCCCATCTTGACCTCAATGAACAAGGTGTCAAATTTTCCGTTCTGGAATACAGTCCTCACCTTGCGTTCTTTCATCTTTTTAACAAGAGACGCAAACCGTTTATGGTCTTCAGGCTTGGAATAGTCAAAGATATAGGTCTTCTTTCCTTTCTGCTTCACGTCTCTATGAAGTTCTACACCAATAAAGGTTATCTCATCCTTGAACCTATTGAGTCCGGTTGTCTCTATATCAATCACAGCGTATTTCATAACCCAAAACCTCCTCCCTGTATTGAGTGTTCGCTGCAGGTATCACACCAATTCTTTTCCTGACCCTTACACATGCCAAGTATTCCGGTTGAACTGATTCCGTTCCCAAACTTCTCACAAGTTTCACAAGTTCCAAAGCTGAAACACCCTTTTATTGCAAAATAGCTATGAAGGTCAAATAGCACACCTTGAGCTTTCTTGTAGGACATTTTATACCCCTCACCCAATTTCTTGCCTTTTCTGCCTTGTTTTATCTTGTCTTGGATAAGCTCTTGGGTCAATAGGAAAAACAGCTCTAAATCACCAATCTGGTTGCCTCTGTCCCTATTTATTGATTGTATTACAACTGGCTTATGCTTTACTTTTACATGAATCATATCTACACCTTCAGTATCTTGGCCAATTTACGGACAGCCTGCTCAAATGTTTCAGGGTCAAGCTCAAGCTCTTCCAAACGTCTTCTGTAATCATGGTATACCCTGTAATCACCTTTTGCGTCTGCGGTTGCTTGAGTAAGAATCCTGTCTAATTCATCCCTCTTATTTCCATACAGCATATTTTCCTCCTTATAAGTCTGGGAATACTTCAGCCATAAGTGTGCTCATATACCTTTCTTCTCTCTGCCCACAAGACTGCAGTTTCACCTTGAAATTTCCATTGCCACAATCCACACGTGCAATTTGCTTACCGTCTTTATTCTTCACCCTTCCATAATTGCTCAACCAATAGTAGCCTTCATGGCCTGGTATAGGTCTCCAGATTTCACTCATCCTCTTCTCCTTTCCATCTCAAACCTTTCCAAGCAGCTTCACGATTCTTATTCCTTGTTTCTGTATATCCAAGTGACCGCATGTATCGCATAAACTTATGTTTCTTATGAGACTCACGACCTGACCCAATGCAGAAATCGGAATACTTCTGATACATCTCGGTCTTGCTAATGGTTGAATCAGGGTCATCGTCACAATAGCTTGACAAAAATGCGTGTATACTATCGGAGTCTTGCCTGAGCGACTCAACACAGGAATCAGACATTGCTGTTCTCGGTATCTCTGTGAGCGGTAGCAGAGATAAAAGATATGGGATTATCTCTTCAACACTTTCGTCACTGCACAATTCGTTCACGTACTCATTATTGAGGAACAATTCGTTGTTCATCATCAGAACCCTCATCCTCTTATAGAATGCGTTGGACTTTTCCTCAAGCTGCAGAGGAAGTTGGTTAAAACTAAACAATAGCTTGGCGAATGATGTGAAGAAAAACGGCTCTTTACCCTTCTTTTCGTGCATAATCAAGTCACCGCCTGTTATCTTCTTCAGGTTTTCAATACTGCTCAATGGAAGGGTCTTGTTGTCTGCACAAGAGTTCAATAATTTTCCATAGAGCTGTGATGGATAAAACCTTACATTCAGTTCATGCATAGCCAAGGCTGAAGTGTTTTGTTTTCCAACAAGGTTCTCTACAAACCGTATCAACACGGATTTTCCGGTATTGGACTGACCGACTAACATCATGAACGTCTTCAGCCCAAAGTCTGTTGTCATACAGTAAGCAATGTATTTCAGAATCATCTTTATGTCAGACTTTGGAAGCTTGGTCTTTTTGAAGAAGTCATATAGGTGAGTTTCCGTGAACGGTACATAGTCCTTTACTTCATGCGGAATCTGTATTGTTTGCAGGTATTTGCTATCATGAGGAAGCAACTTCTTCTGTTTAATATCCCAGACTCCGTTCTTGAAATTTATCAAGTTGCTGTCATTATTGAGCTCATCCGAGCTTCTTTGTATTCTTGTATCGTCTATCAGTAGTCTATAACACTCCACAATTTTTGACTGTTGTATAAGGTTATCATACCCAACCATGTTCTTTATTGTGTTACGGACATAAGAACTTGATTCAGTATACACCCCACCTTTGTATTGGTAGCATTCACCTCCAATAACAAATATTCTACCTTCATTCACAAAGTAGTCACACACTGCTCTGCTGTTTATCTGAGAGGGTTTTCCCTTGTCTGTATATATTACATAAGGATTATCAAAACCCTCCTCAGCTTCATATTTCTTTGTATTCTCTACAATCTGGTCAAGCTCCTTCTTGTCCATTGGCTCACGGAACACGAACCTGTTGATGAGGTCTGCCATTTCCTCGATATCCTCATCTGTTGCCCCTCTGTTCTTATAAGCCATAAGGTGAGTGAACAAAGTTGAATTGCGTCCATCACCTTCCTTCAAGTTTAGCAAGCTATCCTTACACCCAATCAACGGAGTAAACTCAGGAGGCAATTCTGAGATTTCCCTGCACTTATTGAAAGACCTGTTGGCTGAACCCCAAGGCAATACAACATAACCTTTATTTGCACAACGGAAGTCACATTTGAGACCGAATGGAAGTATCATTCCAACACGCTGTGGGTATTCCTTTGTTGACTTGAAATATAGGTGAAGACCCTTGGGTGTCTTACACATCAGGGTCTTGAGTTTGAGCTTCTTTATTATGCGAAGAGCTTCTTCCTTTCCTTCATCTATGTCAACAATGATATATCCTGAGCGAACCCACCAACCAATTTGACCTCCGTTGTTTACGTGTTCAAGAGCAGATTTCTCGTCAACTATACTTGGGTCAATACGTTTCTTTCCAGAGCAACGAACATAGCTGTCTTGACCTATGAGAGAATTGAATTCTTCAAATCTCATTCCTGTCCCTTTCTGTATTGTTTATCTCCAGTCTCAAACAGCCTTAAAAACTCATTCTCATAGACACCTTTTTGGGTCTCTGTGAGTCCCTCCGTGTTGAACTCTTCCAACTCGCTATGTGTTTTCTCAATCTCTGAATAGTCCCCAAAAGCATCATATGGATACCCTTCTCTCTCCTCCAAGATTTTTGGGTCTATGCTGCGGCATTGCGTAGTAAATTCAATAGAATCGCTGTTATCAAGCCAATATTCCAAACGCTGCAGCTTTTTAGTGATGTGAGGCTGGATATCCCCTGCTGTGATATTGAACAGATTAAAGACATGGTCCAATACTATTAGAACATCCGCAACCTCATCAACAACACTCTCTTTTGTATTTTTAACAACGTCATCAAATGAGTCATACCTGAATGCCTTGATAAGCTCTTTGGCCAGCTCAGTACACTCCTCAGCTGCTACTCCAATCTGCTTATGAGCTCCATAGGTTACACGTGCTCTATGGAGAATCTGCAAGTCCTTGTTTGAGAACAAGTATTCTGGATTCATATGTGCTACCTCCTTGTATCTTCATACGTCCATGAGTCTACATGAACGACTTTTACCCCACCGGATTTCAATATTTGTTGAGTCTCAAATGAAATCTCCTGCTCTCTCCCATAGTACACTTCTCTGATACCTGCGTTGACGATTGCTCTTGCACAGGCTTCACAAGGGTATCTTGTAACAATAAGGGTAGCTCCGCTGGTTGGATACCCCCATTTTGCTGCCTGTGTGATTGCGTCCACTTCGCTGTGTAACGACCTGCAATCAGAGGGCAGACGGTGTTCTTTTGAGTCTTCTCCATACAGAGCAACACGACGGCAGCCAACTTCTCTGCATCTTACTGGGAGCGATACATTACACCCATACACATAGACCTTATCTGAGCTTTTGGGGATGAGAATACTGCCCACTGTAACCTTCTTACACCCAGAATATTCATCTGCGTAGTCTTGTGCTTCATCAAGAAACTTCAATACGTCTTTGTTCCTCACTTCTTTACCTCCTTTGACTTTATCTTATCTGGCAGAACAAGATACATCTTGTTGCCCAGCTTGAGAACCTTTTTACCGTTGTATTCTTGTGCTAATGCCTGAGGGTATTTGTACTTTTTCATCTCCGGAGAGTATACTGTTTCTTTCCACTTCTTCCCACAGCTACAAATAAATTTTGCTTTGATTGACCTGTAGTCAATAACGTCATCTCCAACGGAAAATACACGTTTTCCACAGTTAGGACATTCTCCATAGAAACAGCGTACAAATTCATACCCATTTACAAATTTGTGTAGTCGTTTTGTGTATTCACTCATGTTATTCACCATCCTCATACATATCCTTGTAACACCGCTTGCAGTCATAACATATCAAAGCGGTATGTTGTTGGTCATAGTGGATACATCCGCTACAACCTGTGTAATGTGGCTCTTCTATATTGATTCTGGAAATGCTTTCAACATCGCTGAGTCTAAAATAACCTGGGCATTCTCCAAAACCACCCTCATAAGTGAATTCCAAAAGTTCATCTGCTATCTTGCTTCTTGTGATTGTGTATTTGTCACAAGAAAAGTGAAATTCCTTTCCACTTTTTAACCTCAAGCACAACCTGATTTTTTCACTCATCTGCTCCTCCTTCCATAGATTGCTGCAATAATGTACTGTACTGTCATAGTGAACGCTGAGCCCAATAAAGCTCCAGCACCCAATATAAGGTATCTTTCCATCTCAAACATCATAACCTGCTTTCTTCAGGTCTCTTTTGATATCATTAAACGATATGAGACCCTGTGAGATATAATCAGAATATCGGTCAATACGATTCTTGACCCTGCGTACATCTTCAACAGAAAGGTTCAATTCATCTTTCAATGATATGTAGAATATAGGTAACATGTAGCCAATTGCCTCATTGGTTGCCTGATGAACCATCTTTCTGCGTTCTGCTCCTTTGTGTTTAGTTTTGACTCTTTTCATCCATAGACTCCTGTAAGACTACCAACCACTCTATGCTTTGGTCAATGTTATGTAATACCCATTCCGTGTTAGTCTCATCCCATTTAGAGAACAAAGAGAACATTTCCCTGAGGATGTTGGTTTCATGAATAACCTTTTGGAGCTGTTGCTCAATAGTCATTATCAATCACCCACCATCCGAATCCAACCGCAGCTATGAAATATACAATCCATTCTCCTCCAACAGCAAAGCACTGTCTTTCCCAACACATATACTTGATGTGTACAATAATCCCTGCGAGCAGCAGGCATCCTAAAAGAACGGTGGTTGCTATGTGTATGACTCTGTTCATCTCGAACCTCCTTTGTACTTTTGCCGTGGTCTGCCTTGTCCTGTGTACACCTTGTAATACTTGGAAAATTCACAAAGACAATTCTCCAACGACATAACATTCATCACACGGTCTTCTTCAGGCAGGTCTGAAAACAAAATTTGCGGATTTACGGTGTGTTTACCTCCGCACTGAGTATTATATTGATTAAGCTCGTTCCAATGGTCTCTGAGCCAAAAAATGAGCTCCTCTGATGTAAGTCCTCCACGGTCATAGAAAAGGTATTTCAACCCCAGCTTCGCACCTGGACCTGCGATTGTATACTCGTTTTCAGAGAACGGAAACAGCTCAATATAAGTCATGTCTACAAACATCTGATAGGCCAGGAAATATCCAATGCCGGTATAGCCTTGCAGGACATCGCAAACGTCTTCTTGCGACTCTGCCTGAGCTGGGGTAAGGTATTGTGTTATTCCAGAATCAATAAGATATTGCATGAAGTACATAATCCTCACAGCAACGATGTCGTCTGGATAGTCTTCTGGAAGGTATTTCTTCATACCAATCTTCATACCAACAGTATGGAATACACCAGTAAAGAAAACACGCTTTGGGTCTTCTTCAAGTGCGGATTCAAATACAGTCCGATACCCCTCAGGGTCATACCCTTTACTGAATTGAATCGGCATACCAATTAGCTCAGCTGTCTCGTGTTTGTTAAACAAACGGAATAGGATACAGTTCAACAGTTTATCCTCATAGCTCAACTTGGGATTGGAAGTGATGTGATTTATGACCCATCTTGTCTCTTTGTCGTGTTCACGACGCACATTGGTAAACCGGAATGCTTTCAATATATGGTCTTTTGTATACGGTGGATTGATTCCTTTGATGTCCTTTCTGAGGTGTATTTTGTATCTCTCCTTGATTAAAAACAAAAATATGTTCAGACTATTGGGGTTGACGTTTTCAATTGGGAAATCGTCAATTTTTTGTTTTCTCACACCACAATATGGTATGTCTTTTGGTTTATTCTTCATTCATGAACCTCCTCTCAGAGCTATTATATGCCGTCTCCGGAGAAAGGGCAAGCGGTGAAAGTGCTGACCCTAACATCCGGAAACTTCTTTTTTGATTGTATACCGTTCCTTTTTCGCCGTCATCCGCAGTTTTTTGCAGCTATACGGTCCACAATAGTCTGTGGTAACAGTGCACTCAGGAAAATCTTGCCTGACTTGAGAACTATAACAGCCTTGACACGCTTGCCATAGTTGACCTCAACACAACGGTTCTCATCTTTAGCAAGGTTCACCATTCGCTTGATTGGTGCAGATTCAGGCGGTGACACAGACTCAATCTCTTTCACAGCGATATAGCTGTTGGTTCCAACATTTACAAAGTCTCTCATTTCTCTTCCTCCTTGTCTTGTACGTGTAAACTACCAAAGAAGTCTTCAAAGGCTTCTTTCACCCCACAGTCAGGGCAAATTTCTGTAGCGTTATCCCTGCGGCTGAGAGCAGGATAATCTGTGTATTCTCGCCCACAGATTGGGCATATGCGGGTCTTTTTTGTGTCAGCCATATAATACCTCCTTCCAATCAGTATATCTTCTTAAAACCAAATCCTGACAGGTAGCATTCCAGTTCTGTCTCATTAGCCAAAAACATCGCATCAACAATTGCCTCAAACACTTCTGACATAAGCTCGTAAGTTGACAGGTCTGGATTTGTTGCCGCAAGGCAATAAGACTTGTCCTCGATGAAAACGGAAATTCCACTCCTGTCTGCTGCCATTGTCATGTCCAGATAAGGGAAGTTGTCCACTACCAAAGGGGCATGACCGCCTACAAACGGCTCAGCTCCAGCCAACAATACCCAATCCGTTGTATTGAATTCTCTGATTTCTGGTGTTTTCATGTCTAATCCTC